TTCTCTTTGGCCCAGCAGAGCCTGTCCCATAGATGTGTGCCTTGAAACTCTGGGGTCACTGTCATGCGAGGTCTCCGAATGTTGCGGCAGAGTTAGCTGAATAGTCAGCAACAGTGGCAGATGAGTTAAAGGTATGAAACTCATATTTACCCGTGTTATACGGATTTGTTTGTCCATTTCTTCCTGAAAAACCAGATCCTGCCATACCAGCACTATTTACAGCAGAATAATCAACCGCAGATTTATTATTAGTAAAGTTAGGAAATGCTCTTCCTGCCGAAGTATCTGTTAAACTAGATATGTTTAAACTACCAGTAATTGACGGTGCTGTTTGGTCATATACAATATTTGACTTCGCACTACCATTCACAACAAAATTCGTAGCCAGCGAACCCGCAGTCGAGTGCGTCAGGGTATCTGCTTTGAGTGTACCGAATGCCATCTATGCTACTCCTAACACGCCATCAACCGCAGTGCAGTGTGCAAGGCACGGTATATGAGCCATCATCATAAGTTTCAACGACCACAGTGCTTGTCACCTTGGCAATAGTGCCAGCTTTATACAGTTCAGCATTTGCGCCTGTCTGTGGTCGAGCCGTCCCGTCGCCTGCGCTTTCAAGCAAGTCGCCGTTTGAGACAGTCACGCCTGACCCTATTCTGACTATGCCCAAACCAAGACTTTCCACGCTGCTGTCGCCATCTTTGTAATGACCGGCAAAAACACCATAAACAGACCTGTCACCTGCAACGTCACTGACCTTGACTTTTACAACACGCTGCGACGTATCATGCGATACTGCTGTGCCTTGCGCTTGTGCGCCATCTTCATCGATGTAAATCGTATGTGTGCTGCCGATTTCAAAAGTTCCTGCGATTGATGTTTTTTCAACTGCACCGTTCTCATCTGCAAATTCAAATTCTGTCCATTTGCACATTTCATTTATTGAAGACAAAACTGTGCCGACTTTCAGATTGGGCTGCGATAAATCAGAGAATTGGCACCAGTGTCCACCTGTAAAGGTATTATAACGCATCGTGCTGTTATTAGTTGTGTCGATGTCGCCGATTGAAGACCCCGCATATCGGAAAACTATATAGTTATGGGTGCCTGAACTGCTCGACGAATCATTCATAAACATCGAGGTACCTGAGTTAGTTGAATGATAAACCCTGCCGTCGGTGCGAAACAGCCAGCCCTTTTCGCCGCTGGTCCCACTTACGTCAGGATCTAAAGCATAAAAGACGGCACTACTTGGCACATAGGTATGTCTGAACCCGACAGAATTGCTGCCTGCGTCAAGAAAAAACATGTTTTCATCGTCGTCACTTTCGATGCGAAAATTGATGTCTTGGCTCTCTTGGTTTATGACAAATTCAGTGTTCAGCATGTCAATACGGCTGCGTAAAGAACCGCCAACCCTTGTTTGCATGATTAGTCTGCCATCTTCTGTGCCATCAGATGCGTCAACAATACGCGCATCAAGTTGTGCGCCAGTTACTGCTTCATCAGCATCATTCTCATGAATAAATCGGATGCGACCAATCGCATCACCGTCAGCGGGGGCGCTGCTGTCTCGCTTTAAATCAAGTTTTGGGCCAGAAGAAGCGCCTGTTTCTGTAGAGGTAACAACAACCTTGCCCGTGCCATCTGGGTTGAGTGTAATGTCGTTGTTACTCGCAAGGCTGGAGATTTTGTTTGTCTTTACTTCACTCATGCGAGGTCTCCGTGCCAATTACCGCCAATATATTCCCTGTCTGAATTACTTGCGTCATGATTCTGTGTTTCCATGACTGTTTGTGATGCAGTGTTAGGGTGACTTGATGAAAATCCGTTGCCGGGATTTTGAGGGTCATTAGAGTTTCCGGAACCGTTACCGGCATTGTAAACACAGGTATAATCATCAGATGACATAGCATTGGTACTATTATGTTGATATACTCCTGTTGCACTGTCCGTAATACTTGAGATATTGAAACTGTCTCTTGTAGCAATAGTGCCAGTGCCATCCATATTAATCCAAGCCTTCGCCGCATGTTGCTTTGTCAGCGTAGCCGCACCGCCGCTGGTGCTTTGGATGGTATCTGCCTTCAATGTACTCATAGCGTCACCAATGTCCCGCCGCTTTCAACGGTCAGGGTTACGCCACTGGCTACAGTAAACGGGCCTGTCACGTTTGCGTTCTCAGTTGCAAGGATGGTTATATTGGTCGTCAATGACTGTGCATTGGTGCGAAACAAGCCACCACCCTTGAAGTTGCCTTTGTTTTGATCGGCGGGTGTAATCGTTTCGCCTTGCGGTGCAAGGTAGTTCACAAATATATTGTTTGTGCCGCTAGACGGTGCAGCAGTAAATGTGAGTGTCGTGCCGTCAGGAATAGTGTAGGCCGAGGTGTCCTGTATCACGCCATCAACGGACACTAGGATATCCTGCACAGATGACACAGCGGTAGTTAGCGTGAACGTGGTGTCACTGCCGTCACCGTTGAACCGCTGAACTGCTACTGTGCTCTGGAAGTTGTCGGCTACCGGCTGACCAATATAGGGCATCAGGTGATCTCCATAATGCTCAAGGTTGCGTCGATCTTGGCGGCGACACTACAGTCCACTTTCAGTACGTCCGTGGTTTGCAGCACAACCTTGTTGCCAGCCAACAGTTCTACCGACGACCCCGCCGGAATCGGGATGTCCTTGACCAGCAAGACCGTTTCGTTGGTCTCCGTGTCGGATGTATCGGACACAAGCTGCACGTCAGCGGTTACCTGACTCGTGTGCACGTTACACAGCATCAAGCCCAAAACGATACTGGTCGTGCTTGACGGCACCGTATACAGGGTCAGCGGTGTACCAGCACTAGCTGGCATTGCCGCGTTCGTTTTTACTTTGAATGTATTAGCCATCTACTACTCCTTACTATCCAAGCGCAATGGCTAATGCCGTGGCTTCGTCTGCGGCCGCTGCGGCGGTTGTTGCACCAATATCTGACAAAACCTCCGACGCCGAGCGACCTTCGATAGATGTGCCATCAATCCGCAAAAAGTCGTTGTCGGCAGCACCAGATGTAAACACCGGCACGTTGCCGTTGCTGATGCCTGTGGCTGCAACAGCGGCTGTGCCTAGTCCGATATCAGATCGAACCTCCGACGCGCTTCGACTTTCTAGCCCATTCGCTGTAAATCTAGCAAACTCGTCGTCCGCTACAGAAGAACTGTCAATTTTAACTGCGTTGGTGTTGCTGATGCCAAACGTCAAACTGGCCTGTGCGCCAATGTCAGATAGCACCTCGCTAGTTGACCGACTTTCTAAACCGTTAGCGGTGAACCGAGCATATTCATCATCTGCAACGGATGAACTATCAATCTTGACTGCGTTGGTGTTTGATATGCCAAAGGTGAGACTAGCCTGACCGCCGATATCTGAAAGAACTTCTGATGCAGACCGGCCTTCAATAGATGTGCCGTCAATACGCAGGAAGTCATTGTCGGCAGCGCCGCTTGTAAATACAGCTACATTGCCACTGCTAATACCAGTTGCGGCAACTGCCGCCGTGCCAAGCCCCAGCGTTGTGCGTTGTGCAGCGGCATCAGCATCATCTAACAATGCTTTACCAGCAGCAGTAAGGTCATACGTAGCTGCGGTACCAGATCCTGTGAACTGAATACCCTTGTCAGCAGCAGATGTCAGGCCCGCAAGTGCCTGTAATTCTGCGTCAAGACGAGCGTTAGCTAAAGTGCCAGACCCAATGTTGCTTGCATTAGTGGTGTCAGTTGTGGCTGACGCCGCTAAGGACGTGCCATTTAGTGTAATGGCATCTGCTTCTAGTGTGCCGTCCACATCTACGTCACCAGATATGTCTAGGCTGGGTGCAGCCACTTGACCCGTGAAAGTAGCTCCCGCTGTGCCGACAAGTGTTTGTGTTGTAGCGGGCAATGTGAGTGTGATGTTACCAGCAAAAGCTGAATGCGCTGGAGCCAACAGCCTTGCATAGTGCGCGTTGCCCGACTCGCAATAGAAATCTACATATGACTGTGCGCCACTGTTCTTGATAGATACCGCGCCAGTGCTGATTGTTACGCCATTAGAGCCGTTGATCTGCGCCGTGCCGCTGATTTCCAGGTTGTCGCTTGCGTTTAGAAAAACTGCCTTTTCGGCTGGCTGAGAGCAAAAGATTGTCTTTGATCCCGCACTCCAATTCACCGCAGAGTCGGAATTGCTGGACTCTAGGATGGTGGTACGCGCCAGCGTTGTGCCACTTAACGTATAGGTGCCGATGCCAACTTCAAAGTCAGTGCCGTCCGTGCAAACGTAATATGTGGTGTTGCCATCGCCAACCGAAGAAAACGCCTCAAAACCAGTAACGGCACCGGCCAATGTGTAAGTGCCAGTGCCGGTGGTGGCGGTCGATTCTTTAACCCTATCTTTGAGTACAAGTGCCATTACTTCAACTCGATCACTAGATTCCCTGCATTGATGCGAAAGATGTCGCCATCGTCAATCGTTCTAGGGGCATCAAGCTCACCAACAAACAAAATGTTTCCGCTAGAAGAGGCATCCGCAATAAACGCGTGAGTTATTACATCCGCTGTGGTGGTTCCTGCTGCTGCAAAATCAATATTCGCTGCGTTGGTGGCTGTCTGTGTATCTGTGGAATCAGAGCCAATCGTTGTCCAGTTAGCCGCCGTCACCTGCACTCTCGCATAGTTAGTGAAGTCGGCTTCTGTGACAGATCCTGTTTCTGCTGCGGATACCGCAGTAGCCAAGCCAATATAAATGCTGTCACCCGGCGAAGAAAAACTCAGCGAGTTGTTCTTAAAGATGAAGTGCAACAACCGTCTTTCTAGATAGTTTGTTGCCGCATTAGATGTAGCCATGTTCTACTCCTTATGTGCGGGGCCGGTCTGGCAATCCCCTGCGATACGCATCACTATTCTCTCTTGCCTCTGCAAGATCTTTCAACCTAGACAAGGCTTCGGTAAACTGCTTCTCATACATTTGCAACATGTCAGGCTCACCCTTCATGTAAATATACGCCTCGTATAACGAGCCGTAAAGCAAGGCATTTGGAGCATTGTTGCTTAACCAGGTCGTGCCGCTGTCTGCGCCGGCAGTCAAAGAGGTTGGCCTGTAGAAGTAATGAAACTCACAGACATAATTGCTGTCTGGAGTTGGTGCCAAAATCAAATTGTTCAGGTCAAACCTAGCATAATATTTGGGAGTGCCTGTTGTTGCAGAGTTTGGATTGTACTCTTGTATGTAGTTCACATCCTTCTGTAACAAGAACTCTTTTGAACTGCTGTTTGTAATAGACAGCGAAAATGATGCCAGAAAATCCGTGGGAAGCGACAAGAACGGGTCGTTTTGAGATACGGCACTCGTGGCGTTCTTACGGAACAACTCAAGGTCTACTAGGTAGAATATGCGATCTTCGGCAGAACGAATGAAATCGTCGATATTCGAGACAAAAGCTGTCTCTGTGTTTTCGGTGTACTCCTGTATCGCCGTCTTTAACTGTGCAAAAGTGTACGCCATCTATGTCTCCAAAGTCACCGGCCCGACAGTCGCATTTTCACCACCCCCGCGTTGATTACCCGTGGTGGCGGTGCCTGACGAGGCCGTAAAGGTATAGAGGTTAGCATCCGTGACAGTAATCGAATAACCACTAGAACTCTCCAATACAGCCCGAGTAAACCCATCGAACCCAGTTATTTTCCTAAACCTTACAGTATCTCCTGTGGTGCGTCCATGCGAAGGCTCGATAACTGTTATGACGCCACTGCCAGGGGAGCTTGAGAGAAGTGGATCTGCTGTCAATAATCTAGCTACCGACACCTCAGAGCGCTGATCCGGACGCGGGTCGTGAATCGCCTGTGGATCCGGTCCAACACGGATCGGCTCTAGCTGTGGATGTTTTGCTTCATACTCGTCTCTGCCTACTTTGGAACCATTCCATTCCGTGACCATCTCAACCAGTCGGTACCTAAAACCAGACCGGTCGGATATTCCGTAAGCATCTTTGCCTGAAGCAAACCTCGCCATTAGTTCACCCGTAAATACTGCATGCTCGGTTGCAGCTTCAGTGCAACGCGATCTTCATCCTCATCTGCCGCCCGCTGAAACTCTTCTTCGTACACCGCCTTCAGAAGCTGCACCCTCTCCGGCGCCTTCTTCATGGCGATGTAATACGCGAGGCCGGCGACCATACAAGGGAGGAATCGGAAAGGTGCGTCAGTGGTGTTGACCAGTGCATCCGCATCTTCAATACGACGAACATAGTAATAGATAAGGCTATCACTAGAACTGTCCGGGGTAGGCCAAAGAACAACCTGTGGCGAAATCTGTCTGTTGTAGAAGAACTGACTTGGTCTTCCTGTCTGATCTTTATTGGGTATGTGCAGGTATTCACTCCTAGACATCCGATCTAGCTGAAAGTCCACACTGCTTCGACGAATAACTACTTCAAGCAAGTCAGTGTGTGTGGCATCAAGCGTGTATGTCGCTGTGCCCGATGTGAGACTCACCGTTGCCTGCTTCACGGTCCACAGGTTTAGACCACGGTTGGCCCAGTCTGCGAACATAAGATTCAGAGATCGACGAGCCGTACGAGCGTCGTAGCCGGTGCGAACTTCAAGCCCGCACCGCTCGTACGCTTCCTCGATAATCTCTGCTACATCGAGATCAAAGTCTCTGGATCCGGAAGTTGCCATCTATCTCTTCTTTACGCTGCCGCCGCCGCGCATACGCATGGCCTTACCCTTTTTAGCCATCACAGGCTTCTTCATCATCATGGAGCCGCCGCCACGCATGGCCTTTTTGGCAGTTCCACCACGCATCCTACGCATTGGCTTTTTCATTCCCGGCATAATTCAAGTCTCCTCTGCTTCCGCGTTTCAACCAAACGATGATAATCATCTGGGTCATAGTTAACATAGTAATTCAGACGCTCTAGCTTTGCACTAGCATTGTCTAAATCGGTAAGGCGTTGCACAAAGATCATGTTCAACCCCTTGTCCTTGAACGACAGCAGCCAGATATCCGCACCTGTTGCAGCCAGCCACCCGTTCAATGCGAAACAACCTGCTTCAAGGTCGTCGTAGGTGTACTTGTCTCCATAATTCCCACATACAACTACTTGGTATGTGTCGTCGAACGTGGCGATCTCTTCATACACCGCGTCCCAAATATCACCAACTTCTTCTCGTGTCTTAACCTTTTCAGACAGCCATGCGTTTCGAGCAAAAGGACAGAGCGCGTTGCCGTTTACAAATTCATCCGGCTTGCATAGCTCGTCAAGAATCCAATCTTCAAGTATTCGTGCCAGTTGCATTACGAGTCGGCATTGTTATGGCACCAGCGGCTTCTTTACGTGGCGAACACATAGCACCGCCATGGCTGAAACCTGGAACACCTCGACCTTTTAAGACATCAGCCTTGGTGACCTTGCCATCTTTGTTAAGGTCTGGAAATTTTTTAGCCACGCTTCTTTCTCCTCTTCAGTGATTTCACACGCCGGGGCTTGCCGGCTGGTTGACCTAAACGCTTCTTCTGACTAATCCTACTACGCTTTTCAGCGGCTGTCATTTCGGAGGCTGTTTTAGGAGTCTTCGAGGAAATCCTTTTAGTGGGGCGACAATATGGAGTACCCCGTTTTTCACCTTTGCGGCGCCCACACGGCTTACCGGTCCTCTGGTCCGTCCACTTCTCCTTGAACCATCTTTTAAGCGCAAGACCACTTTTTGTTTTCCTTACTGCCATTACAGCCTACCTTGGGTGTGTAACACTAACAAAACAATGGAACCTAAAATACCAGCAAACACAATCAAAAGAAACGTGATGACCGCTACTTCAAAGTGATGCTTGCGTTTCCTTGTACGCTCTTGTTCCGCCTCTCGCCTAGCTACCCTAGCCTTTGCCTGAAAACGCTGCCAGTCCCCCCATAATCCGGGACGCCCGGCATAAATCATAAACTGTTTTAATTCATCTTCCCGTTGCCGGATTTGTTCCAGCGCCATGAATTCTTCAAGATCTGACCCGCCGCCCTTCTTCTGTGCCTTGTTTTGAAGTTTCTCTTTTGCCCCGACAAACTCAGCAATCGCGCTACCAGCAGCAGCTATGTCTTTGCCGTTAGCAACAGCTTGCTTGATTACTGCGAAAGCTGCATTTGCTGCCGCCAATTCTGCTAACATCAGTACACCCTCGTATCCTTATCAACCAGTCGGGGCACACAATAAGCGGTGATCTTCTGGCCTTGTTTATGAAGCTGTTGGGCAAAATACGTGCACTCGTTGATATTTCGAAAGTACATGTCGTTACTTACCAGCTTCTTTTCTTCTCCTATTCCAACGAAAACAAACAACAAAAACGCATGGATCATCGCTAGGTGCAGCGTGTCTTTTTTCGCCGTCCGTTCATAACTCCGCCACAACCACGCGCCACGATTTGATTCGACTCTAGTTTGCCTCGGAAGGGACGTTTAGCGCGCTGTTCGGTAATGCCCCCGACAGCGGCCTTTCTGGTTTTCTTTTTCTTTTTGCCACCGGTTCCGTAGTTTGCGGCTCCGACCTTACGGCACTTGGCGATGGCACCGCTTGCATACGCCGACGGGAAGACTCGATATCGCGCCTTAACTTTGTGATAGCATGCATCTTTAGGCATTCCTTCGTTTCCTTCTACCAGCGCAATGCGCTTTCTCGCTGAAACCACGAGGGCGCTTGCAGTTCACTTTTGACTTGCGAGTCTTGCTCCACTTTCGCTTCTGTGGCGGCTTGGATACCTGTTGTCGCATCGATCCACGCGAGATTGCCATCGCCTTTTCTCCTGATAAAATCTTCCCACAGTGGCGTCAGCATCGCGTGGTTGGAGTCAACTTTCGCAGCTATCACAGCCGTGCGTTTGTCCACCTCGATCAGTGTCGTGAGGATCCAAACCACAAGAGAAAGAGCCACCCCGCCAAGACCAACAAGCATGGTTTTAGCCAAGGTCTTTTCATCTAGCATTTCCACCTCCGCCGTGCTTGTCGCAGCCGGCTGTTCGGATCCTTTGCAGCTTTGGGGAATTTTTTCATCTGACCAGCGGATCTAGCGCAGAACGACTTGCGCCGCTTCGCATCCTTGCTGCCCTTCTTGACCTTGCCCGTAACTGCCGTTTTCAATTTGCTGCCAGGATTGGCACGTCGATATGCTTTTACCCCAGCCTCTGTCATTCCCGCCCCAGACTTTGTGGGGCGGAAATTCTTTTTGTTTCTTGGCGGCATCTTTGACTTTTTGCGCGCCATGTTTTTACCCGAAGAACGCAGTAATCGCGTCTACGTTTGTAAGAGTGACATGACAGCCGTCTTCAAAAACAATTCCGTGATCTGGAATTGTAATCTGCGTGTCATCGCCCGCTACGAAAGTCATAGTCAGCAGAGTTGTGCCAGAGCCGCCACCGCTCCTGAAGACAGCAGCAGGACTGCCGCTGCCGGCACTTCGAACGACAAACGACTTGAGACGAGTTCTGCCGCCAATCAAGCTGCCTGTGGATGTCGCTGTCTTAGCAATAATGGAGCTTGCCATTGCGGCCTCCTATTAGCTATCGGCGAACGGTGTTGCCGCGCTGCCGGATCCTACAAGAACGCCCTGCACAAGATAGACATTGTCTTCGATTGCGGTGATCTCTACATACGAGCCTTTGTCGCCGCCAGTGGTCGTGCCATTCATCGAAATAACATCGTTACTTGCACCCGGCACAAAAGTCGAGGAAGCGTTACTGTCGCCTACAACCTCAAGTGACCCAACGTACTTATCAGTGCCATCAGTTTTGATGTCACAGTCAGAACAGTCAGTGCCTACAAAAAATGTATAACGAGCGCCGAGAGTGTCAGTCGAAATTGTTGGGAGAGTGATCGCGCCGTCAGCGTCATTCACCTTGATGATGCGGCCAACGTGATCGTCATAAGTAAGAGTGGTCTCTGCGGTGATGTTAACCATCGCATTGGCACCCTGTGCGGTAAACCCGCGCTGGGACCGTACTGGACCCGAAAAGGTTGTCTTTGCCATGTTGTACTCCTGTCGTGGCAAGTGTCAGACCTCCGATAGGTCTGTCAGGTACTAGGACATAGTACCTGAAAAAAAAGGGGGCCGCAATCGCGGCCCCCAGTCGGGGAGGAATTTTCCCCTTCGTTACGCGCCGGGTGAACCGAATACGCAACGCGGGTCTGAGAAGCCGAACGAATAACGCTCACGAGCCTTGAACCGCATGTTGCCGGTGTCGAAGTCCGGATCCATGTTGGTTGCCAGAGGCATACGCTCGAAGTGCTTGAGGCCGTTCGGGGCGTCCGTCTTGATGAAGAACGCATCAGTGTCGGTCAGGTAGTCGTTGACTACGTAACCTTCCGGCAGCATGCCCATGCTCTTCAGAGCATTGACATCGTTGTCGGCGGTTCCAACACGAAGGTTCGACACCAGCAGACGCTCGGCAATGAACTGAAGCTGACGCGGAATAATCAGCTTCATACCGCGCAGTGCGATGACCAGACCACGCTCATCGACGAAGCCTGCGATGTTGATCAACGCATCTTCGAGTGAGGTTTCATTCAGGTCTGCCGCAGTGGACGGCTCGTTGGCGAAAGTGCCACCGCTGGTGAGCGGGTGCGAAGCATCACAGAGTGCTACACCGTCGCCGCCGGCAGTTGCGCCTGCGGTGAAAGCGTTGTTAAGGACGGAAGCGGCCTTAACTTGCTTTGTGTGTGCCATCGAACGAGCGAGGGCACGGGTGTAACGTGATGCCAGACGGTCGTAGAGGTTGTCCTCAACAGCTTCCTCGGTGATCGAGAAACCCATTGCGACGGTCTCGTGGGTATACCGTGCGGTGTACGCCTCGTTTGCGTCGTCGAACGAGATTCCAGCGCCTTCGTTTTTAACGGGTGCGGCACCGAAACCTGACAGCATGACCTCTTCTTCGAATGCTCGATCTGAGCCTTCAGTGTCGAAGATTTCAGCATGCTGGCCCTCGTAGCGACCATATTCCATACCAAAGAGGGCGTTGAGGCCAGGCTCAAGCTCTTTGGCGAGTTGTGCGCGAGAAATAGCCATAACTCACTACCCTCCTTACGAGATGCCGCCTTCAGCAGATCCGCCAGTGGCAGGTGCTGTAAGGGCGTGGTTGTTGATCATCACAATCAGTGGAATACCGGCAGCAGTGAAGTCAGCATTTTCCGGATCGTCCATGATGCCTACAATCTTCAGCGGGTGCGAAAGATCAGCAGCATCTGCGGTCGACACATCAAGCTGTGCTGTCGAAATACCAGTGGTTGTATTACCATCTGCTGCGCCTTTGTTAGACTCAGCCGAGAACTCTGCGCTCTCGAAGATGGTGGCGATTGCAGTCGCTTTGTCGGTAAGACTAGCGTCCGAACAAACAATGAACCGCTGCATCGGGTTGTCGTACACATTCGCAATGATGTCGAAATTTGTGTTCGCACTTCCCGATCCGGGCCAAGTGTTCGAAAACTTCTTCTTGCCGGTGGTCGCGTCTACGTACTCACAGCCAGCGAAAACGCCGATAAATTTCAAAGTATCACCGGAAGCAGAACTGGAGACAGCAATGGTGCCGTCGTTAGTTGCGATAACCGGAGAACCTTGAAAAATCGCGCTTGCATCTGACTTAATGTGGTACGCATTAGTACCGGAAGTAGCAGGAGTGCTACCAGCGGTATTAATCGGCTTCATGCCGAAGGCAACATTTGAGTTTGCCATTGCTTTACCTCATCAGGTTAGGAGGAATCTTTTCCTCCGAAGGTTACACGACTTTGCCTATCGTTGTGGATAGGCATCGAGGGATGTTGTTCCCTCATAAGGTTTTCGTCAACGGAACGCATCTGGTTGCGGGTCTGTTCCCGGTAGTATTCAGTTCTTTCTTCGACCGTTTCCTCTGGAATCCGGCACAGCATCAAGCCGCCTACGCCGATAACTCCAGCATTCTTGCCTTCCTCGATCACTGGATAGCGATCTGCAAGGTCGGGGTACTCGTCTGCACGTACTGGTTCCCACCCCTCACGGAGCTTCGAGTGTACGTTGGTCTTGTCATCCTCGCCACGAATAGCGGTTCTGACCCAACGATGCTGATAACCAGCCGGTGCTTCGGGCGCCTCCAACTTGGAAGGCGGGGTCCAGGGCTTGCGCCGCTGGGTAGTTGCGCGAGTCTCTGCTTCGCGTGGTTTCCTGTTAGCCATAACTTACTCCTTCACGTACTTGGCATATTCCTCGAGCGGAACATTCAATCGCTTCGCAATCGCAATCTGCGATGGAGTCAGTTTGACTGTTCTGCGCCCCTTTGGTGACGACGACTTTGACGCCGTTGACCCAGCAGAAGCGACTCTGGGTCCAGTATCGCGCTTTGCTTCCGCAAACTTATGCGGGAACTCGGTGCGAACACGTTTGTCAAGCTCACTATAATACTCATCGGAGGACGGGTCAAACCCCTCATCCTCAATAAGTTGCCGATGAATACCAAAAGCTGCATATGTCATGGTCTGATCATTACCGAACCACTCGTTCTTTTGCGCCCATGCTTCAGCTTTAGGGTCAGGCTGCTGCGGTTGTTGCGGCTGTTCCTGACGCTGTGGCTGTGGCGTTGGGTCAGCGGCGGGCTGTGCCTGACGCTGCTCGTTCCGGCGCTTGGCTTCTTCGTATCGGGCCTGCTCCAGAGCGATGCGGCTAATACGCTGCTGTGCCTCAAACATGCCGTCCGCGTCACCGTCTTCATAGGCTTTACGGTACGCTTCCTTGGCAGCGGCAGCATCGGCCTCTACGCGGTTGCCAAACTCACCAACATAGGACTGATCGAGCTTGTCAATGCGGGCACGAAGCTCTTCATTCTGCTTCTTGACTGCCTCGGCATAGTCGAGAGCCGCCTGACGCTGGCGTTCTTCTTCTCGAAACCTGTTTGTCAGCTTTGAAATACGACGCTGAACAGATTCCGAATATTGCTCTAACTCATCCGGCTTTGCCTCTTGCTCCGCCGGGGCGTCTTCTTCAGATGTTTCACGTGAAACATCTTCCGTCTGCTGCTCTTCATCATCAGCAGCAGTGACGACCTCCAGTTCTTCTTCCTTCTCAGCAAGGTTGTTTTGCATACTAGGCTCCGTATGTCTTGATATCATCGGGGTCGATGATGGTTGCAATGACTTCGTCGTCATTGATGATACGAACCTCGCCACCTTCAATCTGGAAGCGCGATCCGGCGTACCGACCAATACAAACCCATTCGCCCTCTTGACACCATGGCTTGCAATCAGGACCAAACTTGTCCGGATCTTTGTAGGCGAGAGGTCCAACACGAACCACATAGGCTACAACAGTAGCTCGTGCTTCGCGATCCTTGGCTTGGTCGGGAACGTACACTCCACCTTCAGTTTTGGCCTTACCCTGATAGGGCATGACAAGAATCCGCCAGCCAGTTGGCTGCGGGATCCTATCTAGTGCGGGTTTCTTGGAGGCTTCTTCTTCAGCTTTTTTCTTGGCTTGCTGTTGCCGGAGGATATGGTCAGGTACTAGAAGCGTCGTCATAGTTAACCTTTTTTAGCAGGGCGCGTAACTCTTCGAGTGAATAGGTGATCCCCTGAATCTCACCTATCATCGCGCGATAGTGCTCCATATTGGAAGCGCTACCACTTGTTACTGATAAACTAATATCATCAATACGGGTTTGCAAGGTTTTCTGATACCTTGAGAGAAAATCTACTACGTCCATTACGACGCCATCTTTGCATCTGTTATCGGCCCGCCAGAAACCCAAGCGTTACATACACGCATCGACGCGCACTTGAACTTCAAAAACTGACAATATCCGATGTCGCCCGCCTCAACAGACTCAAACGGATCCGCACCGTCATTCAAGCCAATACCCTTGGCAATACAATCTTTTATGCGTGAGGTGAGGTTGAAAGCAGCACAGTTGCCGCAGCGGCTTTCTTTCGCTGCCTCTATATCCGTATTGAATGTGTCAGCTATGCTTTGCCAAAAGCTGTCGTTCTTGCCGGTGTCGTCTAAATTTGGATTCAACGGACCATAACCATATTCATCAATGGCTTCTTGCCTGTTCTCTAAGTTGAGATCGATGTCCTGCGTTGCGGCAGGGCAAGATTCTCCCTCACCATCACCTGCGCTAACCATACGATCAACAGGCATGCCGTCTTGAATTTCTTTTGCCGGGTCTAATCCGTCAGGAATTATTTTGATTTCGATTCTCATGTTACCCACCAACGATACCCGCTCTTCGGCGGTTTAGTTCTGCTTGTGCTTGCATTTTAGCGGAACGAAGAGATGAACCCGATTCCATTAATTCAACCACACGCTGCATAAGCGCATTTGTTTCTGCGTTTCTTTGCGCCACCTCTGCCCCTGTCGTAGGAGGACCGCGTCTAACTATGCTTTCAACTACGTTTGCAAGAGCAGGATCATCAGTCCTGTCTATGGCTGCTGTCGACCTGGTTCCCAGGAGTTCTTCTCCCACTCCTGCTGTTAAATCTGTCGGTCCTGTCGAAGGTATTAAAGACTGATCAGAGAGCATAGGCTCATCAAGTGGATTAGTCCGCCGCAACTCTTCGATCATGTCCATCAAAAAGTCCGAACGAGCGCCGCTTCGCTCGAGGTCTTCTAGGCTTCTCTCAAAATCCCGGACACCTGATCGACTCGAAATCGTAGCGCCACCTGTGTCACCTGTCCCGGTTCCTCCAGTAAATGTGCCCACGGGTGTGTCTGCCCCCGACATGTAAATGTCTTCTGCGGTCTGCGAGGTGAACGGCCCGGTGTAGGGTGAAAAGCTATACTGATTACTCGGTCTTGGATCGTTTAGTAATATTTCAGCAACTGTCGGCCCCACGGCAGCGACAGAATTTGGGTCAGCATCCCCTCCAAAAACCTTGGCGTTTGCTGCCGCGTCAGCTATGTCGCTTGTCGTCGGAGACCCTTGACTCACGGCGCTTGAGACAACGGCGTTCACCGGATCGCCCATAGCAGCATCAATACCTTGTGTGCTGTAGTTCACGCCCATGTCATCAAGAACTCTAGGTACATTTCCTCTGCCAAGTATGCCTAATATACCCGAGGGCGCATCTACATTAGGATCCGCAACCACCTTGCCCATAGGAGTATCGGAGCCTAGTTTTAATGCGGGGGCGTATCCAGGCACCGGGTCACCCTCGCCCCCTTTTCTAAATCCTTTTCCAGAAATCAGCCCAAGATACTGATTGTATGCCAGCCTGTTAATCGAATCGATTGACTCCTGCGTCATACCACGATTGTTGGTGCTAA